TACTCCTTGATTGATATAAAATTTTTCCAAAAACATCATTGAGATTTCAAGATTTTCTTCATTTATCACAGATAATGCATCTGCTGTAGACAATTTGATTTGTTCCCAATCGTCTTTCTTTTGATACATTTTTGATAAGATACGACTTACGCGTCTCATCAAATCTGGTATGAAGCCCCAAGGTGATATGATATTGGCGATGTACTCTGCAATGTCTGGAGTAGCTGTCTTCATTTTGAATGTCGCCATGCGCCAAATTGGCACACCGTGATCAGTTCGTTCGATCACGCTGCGACATAGAACAAATGAATCATCGCCTTTAAAAGATGCGCAAATAACGCCACTAAATTTAAAACAAAGACCCAAAGCTGCCATATTATACAAAGTATTGGCGCCGAGAGTGTGTATCATGCCTGAATGCATTTGAAACACACCCTCAAGTATGGCCCGAATCGGGGGATCTGAAGTATTTAGTGGTGATTTAGACGTCATGGTCATTGTCCATTTTGCTCGCATTGACATCATAAAATTAGCTGCTGCATCACTTACACCAAATAATTTATACAGCTTGGTGATCACTGTTATACCCCTTTGCTCTTGTGAGCAATCAAATTCGCCAAAATCATTGACCCACTTGATATATTGGCGGTCGTTGATTTTATCTGCGTACTTGCAAAAGAATGTTGACAAATCAGCATCAGATGAATTGTATGCTAATTGTACATTATCCTTAAGCAGTAATGGTAATATTTCATCGAAACATCTGATGAAACCTGCGCAAACAATATTGGCCATTTTGGTCCAAGCGCTAACGCCTTGACCTGCTTTATCTTCTGCATCAAACCCGGGGTTCATGATGTTTTTGGGTTGTTGCTTCATATGGAATTTAACTTGTTTATGATAGTTAAACTCAGTTGTGAACTCGTTCTCTAAATCAAGATATTTGGACGGTGGTGCCAATGGATCTAACATGGTTTCCACGTAATTCTTGAGATAGAGCATACGACGGTCTCTGATGGGTTTGAGTTCAACATCATCATTGATGATGAGACCGCGTCGTGCAGATTTTGAGCTACTCGCGTAATCGCGGACTTGCTCATGATTTTCATGTGTGAATCCTGCAAAAAATTCACGTTCATCATCAGTAAATGCTTCCAAAGCTACCTTCGGGAATTTAGTTTGCAAAACGCGCAACGATTCGCAAAGTTTGCTGATGATTTGATCCGATGTTGGTCGGTGCAATTTAGCCAAAGTTTTATAGTTGGGTCGCAGCCATGTTTCTAAGCCTTCCATGAACCTGTCTTCAATACTAGCAGATAGCGGTTTGTTGGCGCGTTTGGCATATCTGGACAGTTGGGTTGATGCGGCTTTCTTATAGACACGAAATTGCGACAACTTCTTGGCATGAACAATGTGATCATAAGACTCAAAGAATCTTACATCTGCATTGTATTTACGTCTGCTGATATCCTGCGGTATACTATTAGGATTCAAATCAACTACATCTGGTGGTAGATTGTTAGATGTGACGTAAATGCGTTGTAAAACGCTTTCAATAGCCGCTTTATCGACGGCTGGTGGTTTAATGCGTATGGTTTCCTCGACAAACATTGCTGTTTCTAATGGTTTTTCGATGAATTCTACGGTATCATGGAATGGTGTGTCTGTCGCGTCTAATGCGCGCTCCAAGGCTGAGCCTTGGAGTGTGACTTTGATATCCTCATCACCATTGATGCCGTATACCACCAACTCGCGTGAAACACGACTGATGGCAGTGTACAATTGCCTTGGACGCATTTCCTCGGGCATTTGTTTGATGTCGGTATAACACAGATGGACGCGTTCTAAAGTGCGCCCATGTGATTCACCTGCAGTAAAGACATTGTAACCAAACAAATTGGACAAAAATTCTTTATTATTCTTGGTGAAAGTGATAACTGTGTCATGTGGTCCGACATCTTTCTTATCTGGATGAGTACGTTCCGGCACGTACTTAACGATGTCTTTGATTTTACTGGATGAGACAATACCAGGTATATAGCCTGCAAACAAATCAGTAACTGATTTAGGATTGCGCTTAGTGGTCAGATTATAGCCTTTCGACTCTATTTTGGGGACGATTAATGTTCCATCCCAATCTGCCCATGTTATTTGCTTAGGATCACCGGTGCCATAGAATTTCACATCCGGCCATAGTATTTTGTATATGGCGATCATAGTAAAATTCTGGACATAAACTTCGTCCAAGATTATTTGACGAATGTGTTGGTGACCACGATTATTAATAACTGCTATATGAGTGTTCGCGTAGTTGTTGCCTAATTTGGCAATCTTTTGGATGTCCTTCTTAGCACGCGAGTATGGTGATACAACGATTGTGCAATTGCTGCAAGTGCTATTAATAACATCCATGGTTTTTCCGGAACCACCTACGCCTGATACGGCGTGAACTTCAATATCTATATCATCAAAAATCAATTCCTGCAATTCCAATTTCACACTATTTGACAAGACTGGATCTTCGTCAATCAAAAGTTGTAATAACTTGGTTATTGACTCTTTAGGGACTTTGGCAGTCAAAAGAGTATTAGGTATCAATTTTAATTTACATTTGCAACTGGCGCGAGTATTCTTCTG